ACGCACCGTTCAGCAGTACGTTGAGCGCGCAAAACAGAAAGTTCTTGACGTGCAAATGACGTGCGTATGACGTGCAGATGACGTACAATTTGACAGTGCCATTAGTGCGCCCTTTTTCAGGGGCGCTTTTTGCATTTAGGGACGCAGTGGCGGAAGAGAGACGCGTAAGCACGCCCTTAATGAGGCCGGCCGAGGCAGCGCAAACAGGCTTGGGCTGGACGATGGCTGCCGTCCATGGGAGCATGGCCCATGGCTGCGTCCCGAATGCATGATGATTTCAGAGCCTCGGCCAAATGGCCAGGGCTCTTTTTCGTCCAGCCGCCTCGCCGGGGTATGAGCCAGCCCTCTCCTCACCGGGACCGGACCGGTGCGGGGCGGCTGTCCGGGGTTTTTGTGAGGTGATGCGATGGCTCGATTTCCGCAGGTGTATCGAACGGCTGAGTGGGAGCGATCCAGGGAATTCGTCATCCAGCGGGCACAGGGACTTTGCGAAGAATGCCTGCGGCAAGGACGTGTCGAAGCCGGAATTGACGTTGACCATATCATTCCGCTTAACGACCAAAACTGGCGGGACTGGAACATCGCGTACAACCCGGACAACTTGCAGCTGCTGTGCAAACCATGCCATGCGGCCAAACACAGCAGTGATTCAGGGTTGAGCCGATTCGTTGAGCCGGTTCCGGCAAACAGCAACGGGTCGGCATAGCCCCCCCTTTTTTGAAAACGGGCCGGCGCCGTTTGGGACCGGCGCGCGCACCCACTTATTCACTCGCGGGTCGCGCGTACACGACCCCCGGGGTCTCGACAGCTTTGTCGAGACCCTTTTTTGACCTCGAAAAGGAGGTGGTTTTTTGGCGAAAAAATCCCGACGTACAAGGATTTCGGCCGAAGAGCAGCGGCTTCGCGAAATTTTGGCCGGGATGCCGGAAGATATGCTCCGTCTGGTAGACGGACTCATCCAGCGGGCGGCATTTTTGCGCGTCGAGCTCGAGGATCTGGAAGATGACATCAACAAAAACGGTTCCACGGAGATTTATGAGGGTCCAGGTCAGCCTCCGATCACGCGGATCCGCGCGTCGGCCCAGCACTATGACAAGATGGTCCGGCAGTACTTGGCAACGTGCAAACAGCTTGCGGAACTGGTGAGCTCGGCGGAACCAGGCAAAGGCAAAGGGAAGGTCAACAATGGCGAAGGCGCTCAAAACCCGTTCGAAGCGCTCGTCCAAAGCCGCATCCAACGGGTCAAGTAGGCTGCCGGAATACATCCAGGACTGGCATGATTACGTCGATGCACATCCGGAGAGATTCGGCGAGGACATCCGCAAACTGAAGCGGATGATCGAGGAGCTGCTGGCCCGAGGTGATGTCTGGTACGATCCTACCGATGTCGACGCATTCGTCGAGTTCTGCCGTCTCCTCCGGCACAAGGAAGGCCGCTGGGCCGGACAACCGCTGGAGCTGTCCCGGGAACAGAAATACATCGTCGCTTGCGTTCTCGGCATCAAATGGCACGACCCGGAACTGGACATGACGGTCCGGTATTTCCGGGAACTTGTGCTGTTCGTCGCCCGCAAATGGGGCAAATCGACGTTCATCAGCGCCCTGGCAGCGTACATGCTCATGCTTGACGGTGAGCCAGCGGCACAAGTTTGGTGCCTGGCGACGGTCAAAAGCCAGGCGGCCATCGTTTACGAGAACACGAAGGCGCTGCTCCAGTCCAGTCCGCACCTGACGCCTCCCGATGATCCTCGGCGGTACTGGCGGACGAAGAGGGACCGGGACAATGCCGAAATGATTCTTTTCCCGGCAACTAATTCGTTCATGAAGCCGGGCGGTAAAAACAGCCAAAACCAGGACGGTCTGAATCCGCATTGCTACACCATCGACGAGTGCCACGCGATAAAGGACCGTAACACATACGACGTATATACGTCGGCCACCGGCGCCCGGGCGCAACCGCTGGGAATCATCATTTCGACGTTCGGTTTTGTGCGCGAGAGCATCTTTGATTCCGTTCTGGAACGGTGCGAAAAACGGCTGAACGGCGAAAGCGATGAGCGTCTGTTCCCGATGATTTTCAGAATTGACAAAGACGATGACCCAACGGATGAGCGGTGCTGGATCAAGGCGAATCCGGGTCTTCCGGAAGGCCGTCCGACGATGCGGTATCTGCGGGAGGAATTCCAGAAAGCGATCGCCGACCCGTCGATGTACCCGTCGTTCCTAGCGAAACACCTGAACCGGGCCGCTTCGACGGCAGTCGTCTATTTCGATCTGCACAGCGTCGACCAGTGTGCAGCGGACATGTCGCTGGACATGCTGGTTGACAAATACGCGGTAGGGGGCGTCGACCTGGCCGAGACAACAGACCTGTGCTGCGCGACGGCGCTGGTTCCATTCGGCGGAAAGCTCCACCTGTTCCAGCGATACTTCATCGCTCGGAACCGGTTGGAGCAAAACAGCAAGCGGGATCAGATGGCCTATGAGGCATTCACCAGAACCGGTGCCAGCGATCCGCTAAACGACAAGCTGCTCTACATCTGCGAAGGCAGCCTGGTCAGCCGAAAAGACGTGGCCGCATGGTTCGAAATGTTGGCCCGGGAATATGGCGTCGTTTTCTGGAAAATCGGCGCCGACCGCTGGCACTTCGGAGATTTTGCCGAGGAAATGGAGATGCGGGGCTTCCCGCGGCCGCCAGGGTGGACGCCAACAACAACGTGGCGCCGGACAAAAAGTCCAGCAAGGCACGTATTGACGGATACACGTCTTTCCTGAACTCCTATGTAGCATATCTCCGATGCAAAGACGACTTCGCCATGTATCAGCCATGATCCGCCCGCTGCGGGCGGTTTTCTGTTGCTTGAGAGAGGTGGTGAGTATGTGAGCTGGATCAGTCGAATTTTCAACCGGCAGCAGACGGTCATGCGTGTGAAGCTCATCACTGAGCATGGGAGTTGGTATCGCACCTGGGACGGTTCGCTATACAAGAGCGACATCGTTCGGGCTGCGATCAGGCCGAAGGCGAAAGCCATCGGGAAGCTCACGGCCATGCATATCCGCGAAACGGCTGGTCAAATTCAGATCAACCCGGAGCCTTACCTACGATTGCTTCTGGAAGATCCGAACCCTTACTGCGGCGGGCAGATGTTCCGGGAACGGCTGGCGACGCTCGTGCAGCTGAATAACAATGCCTTTGTCCAAATTGTCAGGGACGAGGAAGGTCTGCCGGCGCAGCTGTATATCATCCCAGCGGCGACGGCCGAGGCGTTGGTCAAGCCAGACGGCCGACTGTGGATGAAGTTTCAGCTGACGGGCGGAAAGCTGCTTGAGCTTCCGTATTCGGACGTGATTCACATTCGCGACGAATACGCCGAAAACGATGTTTTCGGCGCGCCTAAAGCCGAGGCGCTCAAGCAGTTGATGGAAGTGATCAGCGCATCGGACCAGAGCATCGTGCAGGCCGTCAAGCGGTCCGCTTTCATTCGCTGGCTGCTGAAATTCAAACAGCAGCTCAAGCCCGGCGATATGCGGCGAAACGTCGAAGAGTTTTCGGAGCAGTATTTGAGCCTTGAAAACGAAACCGGCATCCTGCCGCAAGACGGTCGGTTTGACGTGGAGCCGCTGAGGGACACGGGGCAGCAGTATGTTCCTCCTACGCAGATGCAAAAACAGGCTGTGGAGAGGATCTACAGCTTTTTCCGCGTGAACGAGGCCATCGTCAAGGCGACCTACGATGAAAACGAATGGCTCGCCTACTTCGAGGCCGAGATTGCCCCTCTGGCTCAGCAGATGAGCGAAGAGTTCACACGAAAGCTGTTCACCCGTCGGGAGCGCGGATTCGGAAACCGCATCGTGTTCGACGCCACAAGCCTGACATTCGCGTCGATGCAGACGAAGCTCGGACTCGTGCAGATGGTCGACCGTGGCGCACTCACGCCGAACGAATGGCGGCGCATTTTGAATCTACCGCCGATCCCGGGAGGCGATCAACCCATCCGGCGGCTTGATACCGACGTGGTCGACAGCAATGGCGCAGCCGAAGGAGGTGAGAACTGACGATGCGATTTTGGCAGTTTATGGCGAAGTCCGACAGCGAGGTGGAACTGCGGATCGACGGCGAGATCGTCGATGACGATGACGCTTGGCTGTATGAATGGCTGGGAATCAGTCACGCGGCGCCGAATACGTTCCGCCAAGAGTTGGCCCAGCACAAAGGAAAGAACCTGACCGTCTGGATCGACAGCATTGGCGGTGTCGTGTGGGCGGCCGCCGGCATCTATAACGCTTTGAAGGAACACCGGGGCCGGGTCACGGTCAAGATTGACGGCAAGGCGCTATCTGCGGCGTCCATCATCGCGATGGCGGGCGATGAGGTCTTGATGTCGCCGGCGGCTGTGATGATGATCCACAACCCCTGGGTCCGTGCAGCGGGGGATGCCGCAGAGCTCCGGCACGTGGCTGGTGTGACGAGATTTCGCGCCTCATGGACGAGGAGACCTGGATGAGCGCCCAAAAGGCGGTCGAGCTCGGATTCGCTGACGGCATCCTCTACACGGACGGAGCCAGCGAACCGGCGGACGCCAGAGCGGTGCCGGCGTATGCGTTCAGCCGGCTGGCGGTCCAAATGAAAGCCGACGCAGCGATGCGCCGGCTTTTTGATTTGGCCCGAGAACAGCGGGCCGCAAACAATCTCAAGCTCCAGCTGGAGCTCATCAAACTGAGGGAGGTTCGAGAAGAAGATGAATCGTAAGGAATACGTCGAAAAACGGAAAGCTCTGGTGGCTGAGGCCGAAGCCTACGCCGCTGAAGGAAGCGTCGAGAAGTTCAACCAGGTAAAGGCGCAGATCGAAGAGCTGGACCGCGCCTATCAGGAGGCGGTGGTCGCCCGGGCGAATGCCCGCGCGCTGCAGGACCAGCTGGCTGATCTGCGGACCGGGCTGGTGAATGACGGTTCGCCGGCACCTGGCGGGAACGGTCGCGTCATCGATCGTCTGGATGATCAGCCGCAGCGCATCATCACCCGCTGGGGATTCGCGGCATCTCCGGAGCGCGGCCGTGATCTGAAGGCCATGAATGCCGTGAAGCTCACGACCGAAGGGGTGCTGGTGCCGACAAGGTTCGGCACGGACATGATGCCGGCGTGGAATGAAGTGTCGTCGCTCGTCGATTTGGTCCGCATCTTCCCGCGGATCGGCGGTGAGGCGTTCGAACGCTCGTATGTGCGCGGTTACGGCGAGGGCGCCGAAGTGGCTGACGATGCCGACTACTACGAATCCGACACGGAATTCGGGTTCGTCCGCATCAACAAGAGCAAAATCACGGTGTACACCGAAGAGGATGAGGGCGTCCTGAAGCTGCCGGACATCGACTACGATGCCGAAGTGGTCAACGGCGTGCGGATCGCCCTCCGGAAGCGCATCGCGCGGCAGATCCTCGTCGGGCCCGGAACGGCAAACAGGATCACTGGCATCTTCTCCAGCAACTATTCGGGCACTGATCCCAAAGCTGGCGCGATTGATCCGTCGACGGACCTGGCGCTGGCAACCATCGACGAGGGCACGCTGGACGAGATCATTTTCAGCTACGGCGGCGAGGAAGACGTCGAGAGCGGCGCGGTCTTGATCCTGAACAAGTCCGACCTCAAGGCATTCGCAAAGCTCCGCGACGGCAACGGCAACCGGATCCACACCATCAGCTACGACGGCAACACCGGGCTGATCGACGGAATCCCGTTCATCATCAACAGCGCTTGCGGTGTGCTGTCTGGTGGCACCACGGCGCCTGACACCTACTGCATGGCTTATGGCCACCTGAGCAACTACGGCCTGGCGATCTTCAGCGAAATCGACATCCAGCGGAGCACCGATTACAAGTTCCGCAGC